TCTGATAACTTCTCTGTTGATCTCAGCAAGGATCTCAGTGGAGAGAATGTTAGCAAGTTCTGCTTCAGCATTAAGACCATGAATTGCCTTCAGGTCTTGTGCCAGTTCCAAGGAGTACTCAGCTTTGAGTGCTCTGGACTTAGCAGTTACAGTGACTTTCTCAATAGAGAATGCCATCTCATTGAACTGGTTGCCAGAACCATTACCCAGGTTCTCAGCATCACCAGTTGCCATACCCTGACCAACATTGTAGTCAGTGTTTGAACCACCTGAACCAACAGGGTTAAGTACAGATGGATTGGTGCCAACTTGACCAGTTGTACCCAGACCAGTGGCTTTATCAGCCATGCCACCTTCCAGGTTGAAGCCATCATCCTGACCAGAGAATCCAGAATCAGGCTCATTGAAGAATGCTTCAGTGCCAGATTGACCTTCATATCTGGAGCGCATTGCAAAGATCAGTCCAGTAGGACCAGACATTGGCTGAACACCAGCCAGATCATATGCAACCAGGTTAGGCATTGCACGTCTGATCAGAGAGATCAGAACAGGGTCAAAACCAGCAACAGGACCAGCAGCGGTGGCATTAGCACCAAAACCACCAGTTGTAGCGGGGTTACCAGTTGGTTGACCAGCAGCATTACCTGCCATTGTAGGTGTTTCCATCAGGTTGATACCCTGAGAGAAAGCAGCCTCTTCTCTTAAAAACTTTTCTTGGTTTTCCAGCAGGACAGCAGTAACAGCTCTTCTGTGTGAATCCTTGATTCCATCAAGACCTTCATAGTCCAGGAGAGGTGCCCACTTTTCCTGCAGATGCTCAGATTGGAACATTTGCGTTTACCTAAAGGGGATAGTTTACAGTTTGAATTAATGTTAAATTCAGTTTTGCTTGAAAGCACCCAGAGATCTCAGATATTGATCCATTGTAGAAGATGTAGAAGCAGTAGTACTATCTACACCCTCAGAAAGGGTCTGAGTAGATTGGGTCTTTGCAGCAGGAGCTGTTCTGGAGAAGTATGACTCCTTCAGAGTTTCCAGCTTTTCACGATATTCTTCTTCACTTTCAAACTCCACACTTTCAGCAAGTGAGGCGAGCTTCTCCTTCTGGGTCTCAGCAAGACCTGAGGAAACTTGAGTCAGAACATCTTGAGCAGAAGACTCAGCGAGTCTCTTGTTCAGACCAATGTTCTTATCAATTTGCTCATTGAGCTTGGTCTCCATGTCATCAAGTTTTTCTACCATGCTTTCCAGCACATCATATTTGTCTTCAGGGATGGTTACATAATGTTCTTCAAAAAGACTCTTCATGCCTGAGAGGAAACTCTCAGTCATTTCAGATTTAATTCCATGTTCTACAGCCAACTCATTCTCAGTCATCCACTCTTCGCAGACATACTCAAGATATGAGTCAACTCTTTCAACCAGAGAGGTCTTAAGTTCTTCCTTAGCCTCTTCCAGTTGAGTGGCATATTGTGTTTCCAGAGCTTCCTGGATTTCTTTTACTTTTGAATTCAGAGCAGCTTCAAAGACAACCTTTGCTTTTTCTCTGAACTCCTCGGAGAGTTCTTCACCACCAAGGAGAGCATTGACATCTTCATCCATGTCATATGCTTCAGTTGTTTCTTCTGATTCAGCAACTACTTCTTCAGTAGAAACTTCCTCTTCTGCTACAACTTCCTCAGTTGTTTCTGTTTCTTCTTTAGACATTTTCTGCATAGCATCTGCACTCTTAGCACCCTTGTTGACTACGTCAGCAACAGTTTTGATTTTTGGTTCCTTAAGTTTAGCAGAATCATCATCTGGCTTATAGTTCTCAGGTGAAGGACCACCAAGATCCTCATAAGAACCAGCTTGAGAAGAATCCATTGGGTCTCCAGCTTTAGCACCAGAGTTAACCGCAGTTTTGGATTGTGCTGTCTTTACTTCCATTTCTTGTAGATCTCCACGAGACATTTTTAAAACTCTCCGATTGCCTGTTTTAAACTATATTTATTTATAAATTAAAACCTTTTATATCAAAGGCTACTGAGGAAGTTATTGAAAACTTCCAATTTTTGTTCATCCAGTTGTTTCTGATCAACTAAAGTATTGATCTCTTTGTATGTTTTGGCAGCAAGTTGTTCTCTTAGAACACCACCATCCCATACCCATTCTTTACCTTCCATGATGCCTTCAACAAAAGCATCAGGAGCAGAAGGATCAGCAACAATGTCAGCAGCAGTTGCCAACATGAAGTCATCACCTACAATGTTTACTCCTTCTCTGGTAGGTTTAAGTGAACCAATACCTCTGGATGAAACACCCAGTTTCACACCCTCATCAATAAGGGATTGTGCAATCTTACCCATTGGTGTGCTCAGGAGTTTAGCTTTACCAATGAAGTTTGAACCACTCTCTCTGAGTGATACAATCTTGTGGGATACTCTGTCAAGATTTACAGTAGGACCTTCTGGGTGACCCAGTTCTCCCAATGCTCTTCCTGACTTAACATGGTTTTCATTGTATCTTTGAACTTCCTTTCTCAGGACGCTCATAGGATACATTCTTCCATTTCTATTTTGAAGGTCTCCTTGTAGAAAGATGCCTTCAATAAACATTGACTTCTTTCCACCAACAGATTCTACAATGAAGTCAACAGATTCGATTTCTTCTCTGATTAGTTTCATTTGTGACCTCAGGAGACTTGAACTTGTTGTATGAATGCTTTACCAGTGCTGGCAGCAGTTCTAACTGATACTTTAAATGACCTTCTCAGGTCAGCATATGGACCAGCAAATGCAGTTACAATGCCAGAAGAATTGTGAGTAACAACAATTCTTGTGC